CTACTATTAAAACAACTGGTTCGTTAATTTCAATAAAATTAAAATTTCCACTTTCTATAGTTTGGTTTAAAGACATATGGTTACATTGACAATTTTTATCAAATAATAAACTATATATATGATTTGTTATAGCTTGTGCATTTCCACTTTGTCTACCGTAAAGTAGATATATGTTATCCATATTATACATATAGTTATTTTTTTCTTTTGTTGGATCTCTTTTTTGCTTTTTTTATACGAAAAGTTTTATTACGCAATCTTTTATTTTTTTTACGAATAGATAAAAACCTTCTTTTAAATCTTCCTCCCATTATATTACAAATACCATTCATACACCTACTTCGATCTGGACTAGGAGGATTCGGAGGAGGATTCGGAGGAGGATTCGGAGGAGGATTCGGAGGAGGATTCGGAGGATTATTACTCTGTTCATCGGGAGTTTCAGTTGGAGATGAAGGAATAGTAACAACCGGAGAATAACTTGATATGTTACCTCTACACATGGGACACGTTCTCATATTATTATTTATCCATCTCTCTAAACATGCTCTATGATACATGTGTCCACATGTAGTAGGGTTTCCATTATTATTTCCGTCATTTACTGCTACAGTTGTATTATTGAATGGTTCATAACATATAGAACACACACCGAGATCTCTATCAAAAGGGGTAGTTACTTTTGGACTATCAATATAATTTATTTCATCCCTTCTGGCATTGTTTCCTAGTAAAGGATTATGTATTCTATAATTTAGTTCTTGACGTCTTAATGCTATTGATGCAGCAGCAGCAGCTTGTTGGTTGATAGATGTTTGAACCCATTGATCCCAGCCTAGTCTTGCGATACCTTGCATTTTTCTTAATATAAAAGCCATGGATCCAACACTATGACCAGCGCGATACTCATTATCAATTTCAGTTTCAAGAGAATTCATTTCTTGCCGATTATCAAACGCAAAACTTCCACTCGGTGGTTCTGGTAATAAAAGATTCCACGCTCCCGGAGTACGTTCACATACAGTAAATGCTGATTGTAACGCATCTCTAGTTTCATTGTCGCTGATAAAAGAAAAATCACCTCGCCTAGGCAACTCCATTATATATATATACATATATATAATATAATTTCTAAAGTGAGTTAACACAACCTTTATATATTGTTAGTTTCATTTTGGAAATATAAACCCATCTTTTTTCAATATACTTTGTAATTTTTCTTTATCAAGACAACCATTCACAATTTTTAAATTATCTACTTCATCGCAATATTCGTTGTACGGTAAATCAAAAATACTATATACACTTTTTAACAAGTCATAATCTAAATAACTATTTCCATTTTCTTGTAACCAGTTATAAAAATCGGTGTTTTTATCAGTTTTGTAATATTTTTTATATAATTTCAATACTTTGTGCAAATTCATATTTTCAGTATCCAAGTTAGATTGAATATTGTAATCAGTGCCAGATAGTACGCATATTTCCCGAAATTCTTTTTGTGTTAAACCCAGTTCTTCTACAATTTTTTTAGTATCATACAGAACCAAAGTGTGATTCAACAAACTAAAATATCTCAACACTTTTGAACAACCATAGACAAACATATCCATATCTTCACTTAGACAAGCCCATACTATTTTTTTGAGTACTAGTAATGCACACAGTTCATCTGCTTCACCACTTGCTTCCCAATACGTCATTCCGTACGATGAAATCATTTCTTTTATCATATTTATTTGGTCTTTTTGAATATATACAAATTGTTTTTTCAACAAATCCATTGTTGTTATCATTTCTTGTTTTTCATCATCATCAATGTGGTCACTTTTTAAATTTTCTTTTAACTTGTTATACTCATTTTCCGCATACTTTTTATCATTTTTTCTTTTTATGAGTAGTTCCTTTTTTTCAGTTGGAGGTTTTCCATCAAATACAAATATCGGTATTACGTTATAATGTTTGAAAATAGACAACATTAAATACATATGTTCAATTAAACAACCATCGCCTACAAATTTGTAGATATATATACTTATATCAACTGCTATTTTTTTTCCAGACAAATGACTCACCGGAACACATTTTATTGATTCCGCAGTGCAGTTGTCTCTCATAAACCGATTTAAATTTTTTATACCCATTTTTATTTAGTTTACTTTTTAATATGCTATAATCATAACGTAATATTATAAATCATTTTTTTTATAAATGTTGTTTATAGATTGTATATCTTATAAAAAAAATTGAAACATTTTTCAAAATAGTTGAACAACAATATCAAATACTTATCAACACAAAACCGTTAAAATGGAAACCAGAAGACAAGCAAGAGACAGTTTAATGTATGAAAAAGGTGCATTATATGAAGTCAACATTGACTTTGATGGAGCGAGTGAAGCGTGGAAAACAAATAAAAAAAGCACTGGTAACGGTTGTTACAAATATGTTTGTGGTCATATATCTTTAAAAACTGGAAAAAAATGTATGAGAGAACTTAAGGACACTTGTGATAAGTGTAATTACCATAGAAAAAAATAAATTTATTGTTTATAGTTAAAATTATATAAAGGATATATATTTATATAATACATATCATATAAATGTCCCAAAACATAGATAAAATAATATATATCAACTTAGATAAGAGACCAGACAGAAAGGAACAAATTGAAAAAGAATTAAATAATTTTGGTCTTGAATATGAAAGATTTAAAGCACACGATACACCTCATTTTGGACAATTAGGTTGTGCGATGTCGCATTTATCTGTATTAAAATTAGCTAAAGAAAGAAAATATAAAAATATTCTAATACTAGAAGATGATTTTACTTTTATAGTAACAAAAGATGAATTTGAAAATCAGTTAAATATGTTTTTTAATTCTAACATTAACTATGATGTTTGTATGATATCGTATAACTTATTAAACCACACGGATTCTGGTTATAACTTTTTATTCAAATCATTAGATGTGCAAACTGCGTCTGGTTATATTGTAAACTCTAATTATTATGATAAACTGATAAATTTATTTGAACCAAATCTTAAGTTATTAGATGATAGTAAATGTCCTTCGAGTTATGCTCTAGATGTTGTATGGAAACAATTTCAACCAAGTGACAACTGGTTTTGTTTTATTAACAGAATTGGTATACAACGTGAAGGTTTTAGTAATAATGAATGTAAATTTGTTAACTACTGTGTATAACTATTATTTCATTTACATATTTTCTTATTTAGACAAAAATAAGAATTTTACAATTTACCAACGGATGTATTACTTTTTCATCTTCAAGTAAAAACAATGAAGGTGATAAATACGAAGTGTGGAAACATAATGGTCGTTACTATACTTTCTATCCAATAATTTGCGATATTCATTATCTTGATATGTATTTAATAGTTCAATAGAGTAGGATATTTTTATTGGTCTCTTACATATTCTTGTTCATATGTTATACTTAGTACAACAGTTCCAAAGACATTTATTTTTTTTATGAGTTATTAAATTATTTTTATTTTCAGTTTATATGAAATATGAACGTTGTTTTGGTTTGCATCAATAATTTCCAAGACTATATACTGACGAATATTTCACAACTTATAAAGTTGAAACACGACAATATTTATGTTATAACAAACCCCGATTTTTTTTCAAAATTTGACGACTTTAAAACAAAAGTAACTTTAGTTAATGTAAACGAATTAGATGAATCTTATAATTATGAAAAAAAAAATACTTTACACGATAAGCATTTTAGAAATGGGTTCAACTATTTAACGTCACTTAGGTTATTTTATGTTTATGAGTTTATGAATAAGTATAACATAAACAATGTTATACATTTAGAAAACGATGTTCTTATTTATTATAACTGTGATGAAAATTTAAAAAGTATACTCAATGATAATTACTTATACTTACCTTTTGATACATACAAAAGAAATGTATGCAGTATTATGTATATACCAAATAAAGATATATACAAAAAAATACTAGACAACTATGACTTTAACATAATTGATATGCAAAATTTTTCAATAATTAAAGAAAAAACTAACCTAGTCAAAAATTTTCCTATTTTTATTCAAAATGAAAATTTATCAGAAGAACAAAATTTTGTTAGTACTAATTCTGATGTGTTTCCATTTATTTTTGACGGAGCCGCGATCGGCCAATATTTAGGAGGAATTGACCCGGCTAATGATAAATCTAATACAGTCGGATTTGTCAACGAAAGTTGTGTAATCAAATATAATAACTACCAAGTATGGGTTGAGTATGATGATAATGAAAAAAGAAAAAAACCATTCATAAAAATTGAAAATAAAAATGTACCTATATTTAATTTACATATACATTCAAAAAAGTTAGATGATTTTATTTAAACCCTTGAAGAATTAAAATGGGACACTTTGTGTCATATTTTAACTGGTTATCGGTTTAAAACAAATTTTGCGTAAATATTATATTTAATTAATACTATTAATAAATATAATAAATGAAAAAATGTGTAGCGGTTTTAACAAGAGGATATTCAGATTTCGGAAAATATTGGATGTTAATTACTAGAAATAAACATATTGAAGAGAATTTAACTGACAAAACAACAGATATTCTTATTTTTCACGAAGGTAACATTACAGAACAACATCAAATTGAAATTGCAAATTATACGCCTTTACTGAATATCAAATTTGTAAATATATCAAGTAACGCATTTAAAAAAGAAAAGGAAAGCATACAATTTTATGAACCAACCAGTGGTTATGGCATAGGATACAGACACATGTGTTCATTTTGGTTTGTTGACTTTTGGAATTTTGTAAGTGAGTATGACTATTTAGTAAGAATTGATGAAGACTGTTATGTAAATAGTAATATCGATTATGTTTTCACAAATTTAAATAATTATTATATCATTACTGGAACATATTATGTTGATGATGATTTTGTAACTGTTGGATTAAATCAACTTACACATGATTTCATAAATAAAAATTCCGATAGTGGTTATATATTCAAAAAAAATACTGAAAAACACCCTTCAACTGGTCCTTACACAAACTTTATCGGGCTATCCTTAAATATATTAAGAACAAATAGTATGTTAGTGAAGTATGTACAAGATGTTGACTCTAGTAATCAAATATATGTAAAAAGATGGGGAGACCTTCCTTTATGGGGGGAAGTAGTTGACTATATAGTTGGCACGGACAAATTGTTGATTGATAATACTTTTAAATACTTTCACGGAAGTCATAAGATGCAAGTTAACTAACTGTTATTATGTAGTCGTTTAAGTTTATTTTTTTAATTTAAAACATTATTGTAACAATATAGTATAATAATGTTTGGTTTTATTTTTACAAGACACATTAATTCAACTGAATCAAATGAATATTGGAAAGAATGTATTCGCTGTATTAGAAAAAATTATCAAAATAATATAATAATGATTATAGATGACAATAGTTCAAGTGAATACATTACAAATGACAATGTTGATTTGAAAAATTGTTTCATCATACAAAGTGAATATCCAAAACGGGGAGAGATATTAGCATATTATTATTTCTACAAGTATAAGTTATTTGAGAAAGCAGTAATCATCCACGACTCTATTTTTTTACAACAAGATATTTCACAAGAAATTAATGATGTTGTCAACGTTAAATTTTTATGGCATTTTAAAAACCCATACGACGATGATTTAATAAAAGAAATGTTTTTTATTAATAAATTAAGAATAAACGAAAAAACTATAGATAACCAAAATTTATCAACCCTTACAAACGTATATTTAGAGAAAGAAAAATGGGTCGGTTGTTTTGGAATAATGTCTGTGATAACACACGAATTTTTAAATATATTAGTAGAGAAACATAACATATTCAATTTATTGGACTTTATAAAAACCCGTATGGATAGATCTTCTTTTGAGAGAATATTTGCTATAATGTGTTATATAAATAATAACTATTTTACAAATAATTCACCTTCTA